ATTGGTAGATCAAGGAAACAAACAACTACAAATGTCAAATGCTGCAGCAACAAGAGCAACCAGAGTTACAGGAAAAGATGTAAAAAGTTTTGGAGGAAACGTTGCAGCAGGTGCAGGTGCAGGAGCATTAGCAGGTGCAGTAGTTGGTTCAGTCGTTCCTGTAATTGGAACTGCTATTGGTGCTGGAGTTGGTACTGCAGTAGGTGCCATTGCTGGTGGAATAAGAGGCATGACAGAAAGAAAAACAAGAATGTCTGCCGCTGCTGGTGGAAATTTGGCTATGTCTGCAATTGCTTTACAACAAAACCAACAAATGTTAGATGGCTTACAAGTTGAATATGAAAAAAGAATTGAAATTGCTAGGGCTGCAGGAGATACTGCAAAAGCAGATAAACTTCAAAATGAATATATAACTAGTAGACAAAAGTTATTAGATAAACAACAAGAAACAACACAAATAATTGATGACAATTTTGCAAATAGCAGTGGTGCAATGCAAAAAGCATATCAGGCTTCAGCAGATAAGATGGCTACAAAGGCATATGAAGGTACAATGTTTGGAGATGTTGTTCCATTAGCACAAGACGCTATTGCTGCTTCTCAAGGTAGCAAACTTGCTAAAATAAGGTTAACAATGGAAATGGCAAATAAAAATATAGATCCAGCAACTATGATATCTTTATTAGATTCTTTTGGTGATAACAAAAAAGACCTTGATGCAGTTATGAATATAATAACAAAATTTGGTGGAACCTCAGCAGCAAGAGTTGAACAAATATCTTCATTGTTTTTAGATAGCAAAGGTGAAATAGATAAAGAAGCACAAAAGAATTTCTTACTTAATGTTGAAGGTGCAGCAAATGATCAAGAAGCACAAGACACTATTGATTTTTACGAACAATTAACAATGACTGGTGGAGAACTAGACATTGCTTATTTAGTTAATTATTATGAAAATAATAAAGATGCAAGAGATAATCTAAATAATTTGTATGATCAGATTAAAGAAAATAAAGGAAAGTTAAGTTATGATGTTGCAACTACATTTTTACCACCAGAATATTTGGGTGCAATTGATAAAGAATATTTTGATAAATTAACTGAAAATGAAAGACAGGTTTATTTAAATGAAATTGCTACTGTTATGTCTATACAAGATAAGACTGTTTTTGATGGTGACCCAGAAGTTCAAAAATGGTTAGGTGAACCAGCCAGTATTGGTGGGGGAGAAAAATATAGAAACGCATCTTTTCCAGTTCAAAAGCAACAATACGCAAATGCACTTGGACAAAAGAAAACAAACGCAATGGATCCTACTGTAGCAACTCCAACTGAACCTGAAGATGATGCTGGAAGTGGCGGGGGACCAACAGGGTCACCATTAGACGACATAGTAAAGAAACTAAGAGACGTAAGAAAGGCTACCCAGGAACTCACAGTAGGTTGGGATGCCTCTGGAAAGGCCTTAAAGAAACTCTCCAAAGAGACACTAGGGTTTGGTGGTTTGGCACAAAAACTTAGAGGTCAAGGTGCGAATCAAAATACTATTGACTTTATTACTGGACTATCCGCAGAAGACTACGATAAATATAAATCAATGTTTAAAGATATAAATGAGTTACAAAAAGCACTAAATGATATTGCTCTTGGAGATTTTCAAAATGATCAAGAAAAAATTGTTGCACAATCAGAAGATCAAACAGCAGCGTTTAACAAATTAGTTGCTGCTGGAATGCCAGTTGCTGATGCTTATGAGGCAATTAAGAATGATGCTTTTGCAGCAGCAGTTGCTTCTGACAAAACAAATAAAAGTTTAACAAGTATAGTTTCATCTAAGGCAAAAGCAATTGCAGCACAATTTAGAAATGCTATGAATATTGGAAACTACGGAGAAGCATTTGATCCTGGCTATAATGCAGCAATGAAGTATTTTGAAATACAAGAAAAAATGATTAGGCTTGCTAAAAAGAGTGAAACAGATAGACAACAAAAAATAGTTGATAATGCTAATTCTCAAATAAAAATAGCACAGCGTGTTCAAGCAGCAAATGATTATTTGGTGGCAAGATATGATGATGGATTAAAAACAATAAATGATGAAGCAGAAAAAATTAATAAAAAATATGATAAACAATTTGAGTCATTAGATAAAATACAAAAGGTAAATGAAATTATTGCTAGACAAGAACAAGGAAGGTTATCTGTTGCACAGGCTTTGTCTGAAGGAGATGTTTATGCAGCGGCAAGGGCAGCACAAGAACTTCGTGCACAAAATGCAGCAAACTCATTAGAGCAACAAAGAACTGGTATGGAAAATGCAAGAGACAATCAAATTAATGGTTTGACTTCAAATGGATTAACAAGAGATCAATTAGAAGAAAAAATAAAAAACTTAAAAGAACAAAATTATAGAATTGAGCAAGACACTATTGCACCTCTACAAGAACAAGCAAGATTAGCACAAGTACAATTAGACATTATAGAAGATAAAATAAAACAAGATGTTGAATCTTTAAGGTTGGCTGGATTAACTAAAGACCAATGGGAAGAACAAAATACTAGAATACAGGCAGCAGAGTTTGCTACAGGAAAATATAATGATGCAATAGCACGTTCTAAACAAGCAGTAGATGAGTTGGCAGGTTCATGGGACTCAGTTATTGCAAAAATGAATTCTTATAACAATAACCAGGTAGATCTTACTGGACCTAGTGATTCAGGACCACCAGCACCACCAGTAGATCCAGGAGTAGATCCAAAACCAAAACCAAAACCAAAACCAAAACCAACTGTAAGTATTGCAAAACCATCAGGTGTAATCAATTCAAAATTTCCAACAGTAACCTATTCAAATATTATGGGAAGCGGTAGTGGTGTTAATATTGGAACTTCAAGTAAAGCGGTTATGGGTGGAGGAAAAACTCTTGCACCACAAACATGGCAACAGGCTGTTGCAAAAGCAAATAATATAAATGTATTACCAAGCACTAAAAAGAAATACATGGGTGGAATGATTTCTAAATTTGCTTCTGGTGGTTTTGCAGTTGGTACTGATACCGTGCCAGCAATGCTAACTCCTGGTGAATTTATTGTAAGCAAGTACGGTGTGGATAAATTCGGGGTAGATAACTTAAAGGCAATTAATAAAGGTAATAACCCTTTATCATCTTCAGTGTATAATTATAACTTGAGTGTTAATGTTAAGTCTGATGCAAACCCTAACGAGATTGCTAGAACGGTAATGATGCAGATTAAGCAAATAGATTCTCAAAGAATTAAGGGGAATAGAATATAGTGGCAACTTTAAATTACCTTGCTGGTAGAAAGAAATATGGTAGACCCCAAGCACTCTTGTTTGCAGATACCCCTGGAACCCTTGTTCAAGGCACAGGTGGGATGATTCACCTACCTGATGGGTACGAAGTAAACGCAGTACCAAATCCTGTTGAGAGCAGTAGATTTATTATTTTGTCAGATCATAATCGTGGTCCAATAGATATTAAAAATAATAGACTTGAGCAAAAAGAAAGAACTATTAATGGCAAGATGAGATCATTTTATGTTGCAGATAAAAATACTTTTTCTGTAAGTTGGCAAAACTTGCCATCTAGGTCTTTTTCTAGTTTTGCAAATTTTAATGAAGATACTGGAACAGAAAATACTAGTTTAGATAAGTATACTGTAGATGGTGGAGCAGGAGGAAATGAGTTATTAGATTGGTATTTAAATCATAAAGGTTCTTTTTATCTGTTTATTGCATATGATAATTATATTAAAATAAAAAATCAAGACAATACATACAACAGACTTGGTGAGTATCAAGAAGTTGTAGAAGTATTATTCTCAGATTTTTCATACAGTGTAAATAAAAGAGGATATAGTAAACATGATTTGTGGGATGTAAGTTTATCTTTGGAAGAAATATAATGTTTATAAAAGAAGACATAAAAGAAATTTTTGAAAGTTCAAATACTGTAGGTGTAAAAGGCTTAGTTTTAGCAGAGTGGAACTTAAATAGTTCAGAAAATTTATTAAAAATAGGTAACTATAGATATAGACCATTAGAAAACTCATCTAAGTATAAACAAATTTTTGATTCATATGATTATAAAGATACTGGAAACTTTTATACTAATGCAACGGATGCAGATATTATTGTAGATGGTGGTGTGGATGATGATGACGAACCACAAATGTTTATTTCAAATAGAGAAAAAGAATCTCAATTATTTTCATTAGAAGATTGTTTTGGTAAATTTAGACCACGATCTGGAATCAATAAAATAAGATATTTTAATAACAAATATTTTCATAATCCTAATTCATATTTATCAGATAGACCAAGATATTATATGTCAGACAAAAGAGATTATTTTAAATATTGGAGTTCTTATAGAACTGAAGACGGAATTGAAAGAGGTATAGCAAAAAATATATCAAATGGTAAAAACTATATAGATGATGTTGCACCGTTTGTAGTATATAAAAATAGCATACCAACTAATAGAATAGTTATTAAGATGCAAACTAACGTAGGAAGCACTAATCTTGGATCTTTTTCTACAGTTTCGGGAAGTATAGGTGATCCGTTTTATGGATATGAAAATCAAACAACACCGTCAATTTGGAAAGTACAAAAACTAATTAATAATATTTGGACAGATTTAATTAATTTTGATCAAAATTCTACAAGAAGTGATGGAAGTAAAGTAATCAAATCTGATGGACATGTTGAATTAAAGTATGGAATTGTTACTCCATTAAAATATAAAGACAGTTTTAATTTTATAAAAATTTTATTGTCTAGTTCACAACTACCATTAACAGGAAATTATGGAGATGCATTTTTAGTAAGAGACGATTATAGTGGAGTAGTGGGAACACTGTATATTTACAATGGGTTAACGTATGAAGAATTTTCAGCAGATTATAGTTGGTCTTTATTAGAAAAAGAAGTAGATAAATCATCTTTTGTTACAGAGTTGTCTTCACCTTTTTCTTATTTTGATAACAATGAAAAAAATATTAAATATAACGAATTTGAATATATAGATGGTTTAAGAGTTATTGTAACAACTATGAACAAGTTTGATAGTGTTTTTGATTTAATAGAGTTATCTCCTAGACTAGTAGCAGACATTACTGATAATGTTATTAACTATACATTAAACAAGTCTATATCTGATTTAAATTTAAATGGTTTACCAGTTGGCCAATTGTTGGCTTCTGGTGGAAACTTAGAAATTATTGATCCATCTTTAGCATTTAATAAAAATAATAACTTAAGCATAATTTCTCAATATTTAAATAATAATGTTAAGTTTAGTTTTTATGAAGAGGTATTCACTGGATCTAACGATAATAATTACATACCATTAAAAAAGTTTTATTCAGATAACATACCACAAACAGACATAAAAAATGGAAAAACTTCTGTAGAGTTAAGAGATTTATATTTTTACTTAGAACAAATAAATGCCCCTAACCTATTTTTAACTAATGTTTCTGTTAATTTTGCAATTTCTCTTTTATTAGATTATGCTGGATTTTCTAATTATAAATTTAAAAAAATTGACGATGAAAAAGAGTTAGTAATCCCTTTCTTTTTTTGTAATGACGAAAAAAATATTGCACAGGTTTTAAATGATTTAGCAGTATCTTCTCAGTCTGCAATGTTTTTTAATGAAGAAAATGATTTAGTCGTAATGAGTAAAAATTATACTGTTCCAAAAATAAATGATAGATCAGTAGATATGGTTCTTTACGGTTCAAACAATGTCCTTGTTAATAAAAAAGAAAGTATAATTAATGCATCTCTTGTAGATACAAAAGTTTTAAATTCAGGAAACATTAACTATACAACTAGATACATTCAAAAAACTTTAGGATCAATAAAGCAAGCAACTCTTTTAGATAAAGAAAAAACTTGGGTATACAAGCCAACACTTTTGTGGGAAGTGTCTGGAAAAAATAATACTAAAACTGTTAATGAATCAGCAAGCACTATGTCTTCTTATATTCTTTCAGCAATACCACTTGCGTCTTCATTAAATGATATTGCTCCAGTAATTGAAAACAATACTTTAATTAATAACACAATAGATCTTGGAGAAAATGTATATTGGTTAGGAAACTATAATGGTTATTTTTATTCAAACGGAGAAGTTATAAGATACGATGCTGTTGAATATAATGTTTCAGGATTTGGTAATCTATGGATAACAAACGTTCAAGATTATGAAAATTATTTTTCACAACTTCCATTTAATGGAAAAATGTATCCAACTGGATTAATAAGAATTTATACAGAACTAGACTATGTAGAAAAAAATGGAATTAAGATTTTAAAAAATGGCAATGTTATTAAAAATGGAAGAGCACAATTTGGTACAGAAATAACTAATCATTATGCAGGATTAGATCCATATTGGGTTAATAACGATAATATTAGAGGATGCAATATGTATTCTGAGTACTTGTTTTCAGATAAAGATTTAGATAAAACCGTTGTTGTTGGCCCTGCTGGAATAAGCAATAATATAGCAAAACAAACTACAAGAACAAGTAAGATTAAAAACTTTTTGTCAAGTTCTTATGTTTCAGAATATGATAATAAGAATTCAATAAATAACAAGTCTGGCAGTGTTCAGTCTTCTGCTTTAGTTATGACTGGCCCTTCATTTACTTTTGAACAGAAACCTATTGATTACATTAACTATGTGTATAAGCCATTAAACAACAAGTTTAAACATTTTGGAACTAGACTAAGGATAATCGGTAATATTGAAAACAATGAAGTTCGAGGTCAATCACCTGTAGGAAGTATGACATATTACGTATCTCCAGGAAGTGAGCCATCTCAAAATATCAGTATTGGTGGTGGTTCTGGCGGGTTAGGAATTATGGTTAATCCATCAACCAACGTTGGATATTATTTTGAAATAGTTGCATTAACAGAAAACAATATAGAAAAATATAGTAATGGATCTAATATTGCCAATTTATTGTTTTATAAAGTAGGAAAAGATAGCGAAGGAAACCTTGGGGTGCCAGTAAAACTTTGGTCTGGTTCAACAAATATTTTAGTTGACGACGGTAACTTTACTGGTCAATATAGAATGACAGGTGAAGAAAATCCAACAGTATACGATATAGCAGTTGAATATCTAGATATAAACCAAACAAGAAAATTTTATTTGTATATAAATAATAACATAGTTGCCATTGTAGATGACGCAAGTCCACTTCCAATTTATAACAATATGTGTATTTTTACTAGAGGAACATCAAAGGTTATGTTTGAAAACATTTTTGCACTTGGTAGTAACTATGCAAAAAATATGGAAGAGAGTTTAGATGTCCCTTTTAATAAAATATTTGACAATCAAGAGTTAACCTCTAATGAAGCATTTAGAAAACATGCTCTTAGTTCAGTAGTTCAGTCTACACATCTATCTGGAATTAGTCCAGCAGAGCCACCATCTTACAATTTTTATTTTGATGAATTTGGATCAATAATGAGAGAGTGTGCATATTTTAATGTTAAATTTGATAAAGCATATCCAGCATTATATTCAAGAATATCTCCAACCTTTAATCAAATTAAGGGATATACTGTTTCAGGATTTGTGCCAGACGCCTATGGAGCAGAGTTTTTAATTTTTAATGCTACTGATACGGCTTTGTCTTTAGATGAAACATCTGGAAACTATTTAAGAATTCAGGGAGTTGCCTTTACTCAATCAACTAACAACACATTAACTGTGGATGACTATTATAAAGAAAATTCAAATAATATTAAAACGCAATACTTAGATGATGCAACTATACAATCAAATGTAATCTCAAAAAATAAATATGATAAATTAAAAAATAGTAAATCAAAGTATGGAACAAAAGAATTTACTATTGATGTTCCCTACGTGCAATCACGTGATGAAGCAGAGTCTTTGCTTGGCTGGATTGTTGACAAAACAATAGATCCTAAGAGTGCAATTAGTCTAGATATTTTTGCTACACCAATAATTCAATTGGGAGATTTGATAAGTATATATTATAAAGATTTAAATGACGAAAGTGTTATAGCAGCAGAAGATAAAAGGTTTGTTGTATATAATATTACATATTCAAGATCTTCAATTGGCCCAACAATGAAGATATTTTGTTATGAGGTTTCAGATGAGTGACGCAACCCCTAATACACCACAGGTAATTTATGATTCTAAAAATAATAATTCATTAGTTAAGGTTGCAGATCCACAATATATAATTGTTGGAGATCAAGAAGTATCAATAGACATAATGTCTAACATTATATTTGAAGAAATTGGTAGTCAAGAAATTATTAATATTGATAGAAATGATACTGTTTTTGGATCCACTCTTTTGCATGAAGGAATTCAAAATAATAACAAAATCTTACAAAACTATAACTCATATACTATGGCTCCTGTGTCTGGAACTTCTTATGAGTATTTTAAAAACTTTACAATTGATTTAGGTAAAAAAGTACCTAATGTTGGTAATGGACCAAATGGAGAAAACATATACATAGATCCTTCTAATGAAAATTTAGTTATAGAATTAGTAAACATGGAAAGTGATGAACAGGTAGAGATAAATATCTTAATTTCAGGAACTGGGTATTATGATACAATATAACTTAGGAGATTTTAATGATTACCGATAAAGGCAAAAGCATAATATCTAAATATTTGCTTGGACAAATTCCTTCTTATGGCTCTTACATAGCAGTTGGATGTGGAGCACGACCATTGGAACCATACGTAAGTGGTACATTACCAGATTATTCATCTAAGACTGAACTAGATTTTGAAATGTTGAGAGTTCCAGTTTCATCAAAGGGCATAGTAAATGAAGACGGTATATCAAAAATTGTTCTTACTGCAGAATTACCAACAGAAGAAAGATATGAAATAACAGAGGTTGGCCTTTACTCTGCAGGCTTTAATCCTATAACTGGATCATCAAATAGCAAATCGTTGCTATCTTTTACTCAATTTGAAAATTGGAAAGTTAATGGGTCTACTACACTAAACTTTGTTGCAGAGCCACTAGACGATCCTTTGATTTTAAATATAATAAAAGATTTTTTTACTATAAACAGCCAATCCCTAGAATTAGATATTTTTCAAACAAACGCTGACAATCCTATATTTTTAAATGACTCTCGATATCTTAGAAATGAAAGATCAAGATTTTTAAACAACATGGTTGTTATGAGAGGAGACTCCTCAACTTTTACTGGCTCAGCAGGATCTCTTGTTGGAGCGGGCAACTTTATTCAATTGTCTGGCACATCAATAGACTTATCTAAATATTCTACATCTGATGAACTTAGGTTAGCGTTTAGTGTATTAAATAAAGATGGAAATGATGCAGATATTGACACTTCAAAAATTGCAGTAAGAATTTTAGTAGAGTTTTTGGCTTCAACTGTTCCTAGTGCTTATGCAAGAATGGAAGCAAGGGTTGATCATGTTAACGATAATTCTGCTTTTGATTTTGATGTAAACAGATATTTTGTTGTAAATAAAGAACTTAAAGATATAAACATAACTCAGGGTTTTCCTTGGAAATCTGTTGATACAATTAAAGTTTATGCTCAGGTTCTTACTGGTGCATCAACTGCTAATACTGTAGATGATTCTTATTATGTAGCAATAGATGCTTTGAGAATAGAAAACAAAAATAATTTAAATCCAGCATACGGCTTGACTGGATATTCAGTAATAAGAAATGCTGATTCTTTACCTATAATTAAAAGTCCTAATACTAGCAACTACATAGAGTTTAGATTTAGTGTGGATGTTGAGTAATGGTTGATAGTAATATTAAAAAAATAACAATTCTTAAAAAAGATCTTCCTGATTATATAGGAGATAACGATAGTTTGTCTTATCAAATAAGATACAGAGTTGTGTCAGAAGATAAAAACAGAACCTCACACTGGTCACCAATTTATAAAGTTGGAGAAACTAGTACCTTTGAAGAAGTTGGTTTTGACATTGAAGATATTGCAGGAACGAGTATTCCTCATAATGTTATTATAAATGATATAGCACATCTTGCAGGAATTTCTTGGACTATGCCCGCACTTTTAATAACTAATCCAACCAATGAAGAAAAAATATTACAAGAAAAACAAGCGTCAATAAAAAATTTTGATATTTACGTTCAGTGGAAAACAGGTGGAACATACGGAAATTGGACATGGGTTGGAGTTTCGCAGGGTACTCAATACTCTATGACATATCCATCTACAGGGCCAACACATATGAAGTTTAGAGTACAAAAGATTACACAAGTTAAACAGGCTTTTGATGCTGCTACATATCTAATTAGTAGTGAACAAACCCTTTAATGGTATAATGGAATAACTATGGCTAGAATACCTCTCCCAAATCGTGGTCAACCACTTGATGTTGCCTATATGTATCAAATAGCAGATACTTTAAATACATTGTCTACTCAAGTTTCCCCTTCACTTAATAAATATTTAACAATAGATACTATATCTTCTGGAAAACAAGATGTGAAATCATCTGAAATGAGAATGGTTGGTGGATATGTAGAGGTTGCAAATAATAGTACAGTTAGTGCTGGAAACGAACTTCCATTTTCTTTAAGTTATTCTGGATTTAAGTATGCCCCAATTGTTACTGCTACCCCAATAAATATTGATGGTACTTCTGCTGGATCTGACATTTCTGTAGTGTTAAAAAATGTTACAGTGTCAAAAGTGGATGGAGTTGTAAAGTTTAAAACAAGTGGCAATGTTTCTATTGGTATCAATATAATTGCACTTGGAATTCCTAATTAATGTTACAATGTAAAAAATGTAAGGGAAGGATGTTTCTTGACAGACTTTATAGTTCACGTCTTCATCTAGAATTATATTGCATGTCTTGTGGGACAAGAGAGTTTATGAACCCACCACAGAGCGTCATAGGAGGATCATGGCTGTTAGAAAAGGAAATCTTGAGAGCGAAGCATACAATCTCGCCCCTGTAATACCTGGCAATAAAAAGGTTTGGTTTTTAAACGGTGAGTTAGTAAGGATTCATCATTTTAATAAATCTAATGGAATCATGTCTGTATATAATATTAATAAAGATAGAATTGAAAGTTGTTTAATTTCTGATTTTAAAAATAAAAGAGAACGTGCATATACAGTTAGAGAAACGGCTGAACTAGTAAATAGACATAAAAAATATATGCCATCTTTAATGAGACGAGGGATTATACCATTCCCTACTGGATCACAAAAAGGCGGGGCACGAGGATGGCAAGTAAGATCATATTATTCAGAATCACAAGTAAAAGACATACGTGATATACTTGCTTCGTACCATATAGGTAGACCAAGGAAAGATAATTTAATTACAAATGATATTACTCCTAGTACGCAAGAGTTGACTAGAAGAATGGGTGATGGTATACTTAAATATACGAAGACAGAAGACGGTAGATTTATTCCAATTTGGAACGAATCGATTAACTAGCAATAAGGAGTGGGTATGCAAGAAAACGATAATACCAAGGTTTCTATTACTCTTGGTTATACATTAAATCTAGGTAATTTTCAATCACTAAGATTAGATCTTGGTGTGGTAGATTCTAAGAAAGACGGAGAAACTACTAGCGAAGCATTTGAAAGAGTTTATGGTTTTGTTGAAAGTAAACTTACTGAAAAAATTAACGAAGCAAAAGCAGAAATAATCGATTAGTGGCTGAACGCAAAGACCGAATGGCTTTGCTAGGAACATACGCTAAACACCATAAGGTTAAGTATGGGCAACAGCCATCAATAAATAAATGGACAGAGCAGTGGTCTGCTGATGCTCTTATAGAATCATACGGTTTAGGTACATGCTATGATTTGCTTGAATATTATTTCAAGGTAGCACAAAGTCCTAGTTGGAACTATTTTTCATACAATGCTGAAAAAATTTGGAATGCTAAAATAGATAAAGAAAAAGATAACTTTGAAAGATTAGAAAGACGAAAAAAAGCAAAGGAGTGGCTAAGTGAATAATGTTGAAGCAAAGGTAATTTCTGCAGTACTACAAGACAAACAACTGCATGTTTTGCTTCAAAACAATGTTGACAATCTATTAAAAACTCATAATGATATTTGGAACTTTATTAGAATATACTTTGAACAAAACTCTTCAGTTCCACCAGTATCCCTTGTCGTAGAAAAATTTAGAGACTTTAAGCCAGTAGAAAATGTAGGATCAACAAAACATCATTTAGAAGAATTACAAATTGAATATTTAAACGATAGTCTTAAAGATATATTGAGATCTGCTGCATCTGATGTTTCAGATAACAAAGGTACAGAAGCCTTAAATAATCTTATTACAAAAACTTCAGAATTAAAAAAGAACACTTCTGCAATACGTGATATTGATGTCACTGACTTACAGTCTGCTATTGCATATTTTGAAAATCTTAAAAAACAACAAGAACTTGGTTTGGTAGGAATTACCACTGGGCTTCCAGGGTTTGATAACTACTTACCGTCAGGAATCATGCCAGGGCAACTGGGAGTGTTTCTTGCATACCCAGGTATAGGTAAGTCTTGGTTAGCCCTTTATTTTGCCGTACAGGCCTGGAAACAAGGCAAATCTCCACTGATCATATCTTTAGAAATGGGTGAAGCAGAAGTCAGAAATCGTGTCTACACGATCATGGGAGAAGGACTTTGGTCACACAGAAAATTAAGCAAGGGTGAGATTGAACTTGACATGTTTAACAAGTGGCATGCAAATAAAATTTCGGGTAAACCAGAATTTCATATTATCTCAAATGACAATGGTGGAGAGATTAATCCATCAGTACTTCGTGGAAAGATAGATCAGTATAAACCAGACTTTGTTATTGTTGATTATTTACAACTTATGAGTCCAAACCAAAGGTCTGACAACGAAACGGTACGAATGAAAAACCTTTCAAGAGAACTTAAACTTATGGCTATTGGTGAAGAGATTCCTATTATTGCAATATCTTCTGCAACTCCAGACGATGTAAACGATTTGAGCAGTGTCCCAACATTGGGTCAAACTGCATGGTCTAGACAGATTGCATATGATGCTGATTGGGTAATGGCACTTGGTCGTGCATCCAATAGTGACATTATCGAATGTGCTTTCAGAAAGAATAGAAATGGATTTATGGGTGAGTTCCTTGTTCAGGTAGACTTTGATAAAGGGTATTACAGATACAAAGATTATGAAGATAAGCAGTTATAATAGTATGTGGACAATTATCATCATAAACCTATCAAGAACTTTAACCTTAGTGGGACCATACACGATGATTCAGCCATTGAAAGGCTTAAATCTGAATATGTAAAACTGCTAGTATCAGAGATGAGGCTATCTGGTTATGTGCCAAAATTTGACATAGAACCTGACTTTACGATAGACTATAATCTAAAGACAAAAAGTTTTGAGTTTGAAATAACAATATACGGAATATATGTAGGAAAGAGAAAGAGTGAATGGATAGACGGAATAAGTCAGGCAACACCAATATATACACGAAAGAACAAATCGAAAGAGTCATTGAAGGATCAGGTTTAAACATTGAGTCACAAGTAGGCTCTGAATTTATTGTATTTTGTCCGTTTCATAATAATCATAGAACTCCAGCAGGCGAAGTTAACATGAACACTGGAATGTTTTTTTGTTTCTCTTGTAATAAAATAGCAGATTTAATTGAGTTTGTAATGCATATTACAGGTAGAACATATTTTGAATCCGTGAGATTTATTAAAGACAAAGAACAGAATATGGATATTGAAAAACAGATTAATAAAAAGTTATCTGTTAAACCAGATTTTGTTCAGTTTGACGAGTTAATAATTAAAAGATTAAATAATCAGGCTTTAGAGTCTTCAAGGGCAATAGAATATTATGCTAAAAGAAAAGTAACTCAAGAATCAATAGTTAAGTTTAATTTAGGTTATTCTGAAAAACAAGATATGGTAACAATACCAGTTCACTCACCAGACGGAATGATGATAGGTTTTGTTGGAAGATCTATTGATGGAAAAGAATTTAAAAATACTCCAGGTATGCCAAAATCTAAAACATTATTTAATCTTAATAGAGTTAAGGCTGCTAATAAAGTTTATGTGGTAGAATCTTCTTTTGATGTTATAAGATTAGATCAAGTTGGATTTCCAGCAGTTGCAACACTTGGGGCAACAATATCTAGTCAACAGGTAGAGTTGCTTAAAAAATATTTTAATGATATTATTGTTATTGCAGACAATGATGAAGCAGGAAATAACATGAAAGACAGGCTTATGGAAAAACTTGGCTCTCGTGTTGGTGTAATAAAGTTAGAAAAGCAGTACAAAGATATTGGCGACATGGATGACGAATCTATAAAGAAACTTGAATTTAGATTTGACAACTCTATAATCGCTATGCTAAAATAGAATAGAACAAACAAAGGAGAAAGAATGAGCGTAGTAAAGGGATTAAAAAATATCAACGCCCTGCTCGACAAACCAAAATATGAAGGTACAGGATCAAAAGTAAAGTGGTTAAAACTTGCAGATGGTCAATCAGCAAAAATCAGATTCATTGAAGAACTTGATGAAGATTCTGCTAACTATAATGAAAAACGTGGACTAGCACTAGTTGTTAGAGAACACGTAAATCCAAAAGACTACAAGCGTCGTGCTGTAGATACAATGGAAACAGAAGGCCGCGATTGGGCTGAAGAAATGCATCGTAAAGATCCAAAGGCTGGCTGGAGAGGCCGTCTTCGTTTCTACTGCAACGTTCTTGTAGACGATGGCATTGAAGCACCATATGTTGCAATTTGGTCTATGGGACTAAGCAAGCAATCATCCTTCAATACAATTCGTGAATATGCTTTAGAAACAGGAAGCATTTCAAATATTACATGGAAGTTAAAGCGTAACGGTCAGGGAACTGAAACTAGTTACACTCTTATTCCATCTGCTCCAGATACAGAACCGTTTAATTGGGAAGGTATTGAACCTCATCCATTAGAATTGGCTCTTAAGAAAGTTCCTTATGCAGAACAAGAGGCTTTCTACTTGGGGTTTGATTCTCCATCTACTACTTCGTCAACAAACACTGACTGGTAATAGATGAGTTATGTAGGCTTACACGTTCACACACACTATTCATTATTTGATGGTGTTGCTACTCCAGAAGAATATATAGACCGTGCAGTTGATTTGGGTATGCAAGCAATTGCAATCACAGATCACGGAACCTTATCTGGGCATAGAGAACTGTATCGAGGTGCAAAAGCAAAGAACGTTAAGCCTATTCTTGGCGTAGAGGGCTATATGTGTCAAGATAGATTTGATACAAGAGACAAGTCTGAGAGAGACGGTCAACTTGATTTAGTCTATAACCATATAGTCCTTCTCGCTAAAAATAAGATTGGTTTAGAAAACTTAAATAAAATAAATGAAATCGCTTGGACTGAAGGATATTTTAAAAAACCAAGATTTGATTTTGAAATATTAAAACAATATTCAGAAGGTATTATAGTTACATCTGCTTGTCCAAGTAGTGTGCTTGTTAAAGCCTTGGAAGAAAATGCATTTGCAGTAGCAAAAAAATACATTGAATGGTTTAAAGATACTTTTAAAGATGATTATTATATTGAAGTAATGCCACATAATCCTGCTGAGATAAACAAACAACTTATTGCTCTTGCTGACGAATTTGGTGTAAAAGTAGTTGTTACCCCAGACTGTCACCATAGTTGCAAAGAACAAAGAGAAGTGCAAGAATTTAAACTGCTGTTAAACACACATGCTAAAGTAGAAAAAGATCATACATACGATAAGTCTAAAAAGCATAAAGATATGATGGAGCGTTTAGATTATCTGTACGGTAAAGATAGACAGATAACATTTAATAAATTTGACATACATTTGTTAAGTTACGAAGAAATTAAATCTGCCATGGAAAAGCAGGGTATATTCAGAGAAGACATATACTCTAATACTATAGAGGTTGCTAATAAGGTAGAAGACTATGACTTACAAGAGGGCTTGGACTTATTACCAGTTCAATATAGAAACCCAGATAAAGAATTAAAAGACATTGCAATGCAGGGTTTAAAAGATAAAGGTTTGTTAGAAGATCCTGTATATGTAGAAAGACTTAATGATGAGTTAGAGGTAATTAAAGATAAAAAGTTTGGTCCATATTTTTTAGTTGTGCAAAGCATGATTAACTGGGCTAAAAAAGAAGGAATCATGGTTGGTCCTGGTCGAGGATCTTCTGCTGGATCACTTTTATGCTATGCTTTAAATATTACAGATATTGATCCAATTAAACATGGTTTACTTTTCTTTAGATTTATTAATCCAGAACGTAATGATTTTCCAGATATTGATACAGATATTCAAGACTCACGTCGTGATGAGGTAAAGGATTATCTAGTTAGACAGTATAGACACGTTGCATCTATTGCTACATTTTTACAATTTAAAGATAAAGGTGTTGTTAGAGACGTATCAAGAGTTTTAAATATTCCTTTGTCAGATGTTAACAAAGTTTTAAAGTTAGTGGACACATGGGAAGAATACTGTAGTTCAAGATCAACAGATTGGTTTAGAGAAAAATATCCAGAAGTACAAGTTTATGGAGAACAACTACGTGGAAGAATTCGTGGAACTGGTATTCATGCCGCAGGTGTTGTAACAAGTAAGAATCCTATTTTTAGATATGCACCACTAGAAACAAGGTCATCACCTGGAAGCGATGAAAGAATTCCAGTAGTTGGTATTGATATGGAAGAAGCAGAAAGAATTGGTTTAATTAAAATAGACGCACTTGGATTAAAGACGCTAAGTGTTGTTAAAGATGCTATAGATATGATTAAAGAAAATCACTATGTAGATATAGATCCATTAAAAATTAATATGGAAGATCCTAAAGTTTATGAAATGCTTTCTGATGGATATACAAAAGGTGTGTTTCAATGTGAAGCAACACCATACACAAACTTATTGGTTAAGATGGGTGTTAAAAATCTAAATGAACTTGCTGCATCTAACGCACTAGTTAGACCAGGTGCAATGAATACTATTGGTAAAGATTATTTGGCTCGTAAGCATGGTAAACAAAATGTATCTTATGTGCATCAAGTAATGAAAGAATTTACATCTGATACTTATGGATGTGTTTTGTATCAAGAACAAGTTATGCAGGCTTGCGTGCACCTTGGTGGCATGACAATGGCCGATGCAGATAAAGTTAGAAAGATTATTGGTAAAAAGAAAGATGCGAGGGAGTTTGATGTTTTTAAAGAAAAGTTTGTTGAGGGTGCTTCTAAGTATGTTGCTCCTAACGTTGCTCGTGATCTTTGGCATGACTTTGAGGCACATGCGGGATATTCGTTCAACAAGTCTCATGCAGTTGCTTACTCTACGCTCTCGTATTGGACAGCGTGGTTAAAGTATTATTATCCACTTGAGTTTATGTTTGC